CGGCGTGATTTCTATACGAACTTGACCGTCAATATCGGTTTCCGACGTTTGTGTAGATTGTTGCGAATAAATACCACCCCACGCACCGCCACCCCACGCCGCACCCCAAAAACCACCAAAAATGCCCGCACCGGACGCCGGTGTCGGGTCGTCCGGAATAGTCATTATTGTTGTCGGCATTGACAAATATGCCGACGAGCCGGATTCTGACGGGTCGTCCCAATATGCGGACGCAATCGTAATTGTATCGCCCGGTTGCGCCGCAATCGTAAATTTTCTGGTCAATGGGTCATTATCATACCGGTTGCCGTCAATATATGTCGTCCCGCCCGACGTGGACGATATGGTTAAATTTGGCAATTTCGCACCGGAAAATCCAACACAAGAAAAATAAAAATCCGCGTTTATTTCATAAGTTCCCGGACTTATTTGCGCGGAATAATTGACGATTGCCGAAATAAACCCCTCGTATGTTTCTCCGCCGCCGCCCGCTGCCATTGTATTGACGTCCTTTCCGTTTATGTTTATTCAATTACATATTTCACACCCCGATTATAGCACAACACGTATATTTTGTCTAAACCACGAAAAACACCCCATTGCGGGGTGTAATTCGTTCTAGGTGGGCAATTATGGTTTGCGAATCACTTGACCGGGGTAAATTAAACCGCGGTTTGGAATACCGTTGTATTCCGCCATTTTTTGTGTGTAGCCATTATCGCCGAATAATACACAACCCGGACACCAACCGAGTTTGATTGCGATTCCGCCCAACGTGTCGCCTTTGCGAACCGTGTATGACGTTGTCGCCGGTGTTGGCGTTGGTTGTGGTGTAGGTGTTGGGGTTGGGGTTGGTTGTGGATTTGGTTTGTAATCGCCAGGGACGACCCATACCCAACCACTGATATTCATATTCCACGTTGATACGGTCAATGGGACGGCATTTGCGTCGTTTACCATTGCGGTGTTTGCGCCGGTAGAATATAGGAACATTGCGGTATGACCATATTTGGTATTGAACCCGCCCGAACCGATTGCGCCACGAACCGGTTTGTCAATATATTTCCAACCGAAATTCTTGACCAACCACGCGGCGACGTCTTTACCGTTTACAGGTCCATAATCCGGGTGTGCCGTTGAATATTCACGACGTCCGGTTGCCAAATACGCGGTGTATTTTGAACATTGCCAACCTTTGCCGCCGTCCGTATCGCCGTCCGGTAAACGACGACCGTAAACTTGGTCAATGGTCGTTGCCGCGCCTAATCCCTCGGCGTCCTCAAATTCCTTGACCGTGGCGTCGTCCGTTGGTGCGTCCTCGTTCATAATACGATATAACGTGTCGTTGGCGTTTTCAATAAACTTTTCCGTGTATTCCTCAATTTGGGCGTTTTTACCGTCCAATGTGATTGAACCATTTTCGCTTGGCGTGCCGCAAATAATAAATGTCGCGCACAAAATACCAACGCCGGCAACAATCAACCACGCGAGGTAATCCACGACAAATTTTTTGATTTTGTTGAACATACGTTATTTCCCTTTCTCGTTGATTTCCTTTTGGGTTGTTGACCCGAGGAAAAAGACGTTAATTGCGCCGGAAAACAACAACGCGGTTTGCGTAATTTGTTGACCGACCGATTCAAAACCCCACGTCGTGCCTAAACCTTGAATCACAAATGCCGCGAACGACAAAAGACCCACGGCAAGTGACAATTTGCGCGTGATTTTCTTTGGTGTTTTGATTTGTGGTTGTGCCATTGTTGATACTCCTTTCTTGGCGTTCCGCCAATTATATTATAGCACGTTGATTTCCTTTTTATAATTGCTACCGTTGGATTCGTTCCCTTGAAAACCGATTACAAACCCCAAACAACGTTTTTCGCCGGTCATTACGTCCATTTCCATACGTCGGTAATAAATCGGGCGAATATTGGTCAAATCCCGTTTGCACTTAAAATATTCGTAATGTTTGGTGTGGATTCCATATTTATTGCTTTCGTCGTAATAAATGATTGGTCGGTTTGATTCAAAATTTATTGTGTATGATTTTTCCTTGTTAAATAACCGGAATTCTACGACCGGAACGTCCGGGTGTGATTCCACGTAATCCAAAAAATCCCGAAATGACGACGGATTATATGCCGATTCCGGGTTATGCTTTGAATACAAATCTTGTGGGTGTTGCGTGACTATATGCCCATTTGCAAATCGCGCACCCCATAAATACTTAAACTTATCAAACATTTTATTGTTTGCCTTTCCCAACGCGGATTGCGTCCAAATACTGTCCATATGTATTTTCCGCCGCGTTCATTTTTAATTTGATTTCGTCGCGCTTGTTGGTTAAGCGTTCAATTTCGCGTAATAATTCGCGTTTGCGTTCCGCTAATTCGTCGTATTCGCGTTGTAAATCCAACAACGCATTGTTTCCTTGTTCAACGGAATCGTCAATTTGTTGTTTGGTGGTTCGCAAGAGTTGTCGCAATGTGGACAACTCTTTGCGACCTTTGGTCAACTCGTTAAGGTTAATCGTTCCCACCGTCGGTTAATCCCAAGTCGTTTTCCAATGCGGCGCGTGCGGCGTCGTCGGAATCAACGACTTTATTACTTGCGTTCGGGTCAAATATACCGGCAAATACCTTGTCCATAAACTTTTGGAATACCAATGGATTATTCATTGCGCCCGACAAACGTTCGCCGGAATATTCCATTTGAACCCATTGTTTGAAAAACCTTGTCAAACCAACATAACCCTCCCAACCTTGAACCACAACGGATTCGCCAGCGTGTAGAATACGGGTTTTCTGATATTGACGACCGATACCGTAAACACGGCGTGTTTCCGGGCTTGGTTGTTCAACGACAATATCTTTCGGGTCGGAATAAACCCAACCGGTGTCAAAATTAAATGGGTTTTTAATCGTGACCAAATCGGTTGGTGCGAAATATTTATGTAATGATTCGTCAATGGTCATACGACCGCCCGCACCGGCGTTCACGGTGTTTGGTTCTGGGGACGAACCGTCCAATAATGCTTGCGCAAGTGCCGCGTCCTTTGCGGCGTCATTTTTTGGCATTACCGGTTTTTTCTTGGTTGCCGGAGTCGCCTTTTTGGTTTGGCTATTATCACTCATAATGGTTTCCTTTCTAATCTAAATCTTGTAATGCGCGGTCAAGCACGTCTTGGGTTGACATACCGGGACGATAATACTTGCGCTTATTTCCGGCGGATTCCTCCGCGGCGGATTTGTTTGTTGATTTGTTGTTGCCCGCAACCTTTTTTGCAATGGCTTTACGTTCGTCGTCGCCTTTGGCTTTGGTTTCCGGTTTTTTGAAATCGTCCGGGTGTTCGGCGCGGCATAACAAATATGCGTCACGAACCGACAAACGCACGCCTTGTTGGGCGCGTTGTGCTTGGTAATTCAAAACCTTGTTAATTACCGCAACGGCGGGGTCGGTGTCAAATTCCGGTGTATTTGGTTGCGCCTTTGGTATTGGCAAATCCCCGGATTTTTGTAATTCGTTGACCTCGGCAATGATAGCACGTGCTTGTTCGCGTTGTTGTGCGGACGTTTGTTGTTGACGTGTTTGCCCTTGAATATAATTTGCCATTTGTTGTGCCATATTTTCTTGGGCTTGAATATCATTGACGTATTGTGCGCGCGCTTTGTCGCTTGCAAACTCAAAATCGTCCGGTAATTGTTCCGGGGTTTTGATTTTGACGTCGCCGTCTTTACCGTGTGCCGTGACATATGGTAAACGTGAATAAATAATCTTATTCATTGGTGGCATTGCCGACCACGTGTCCGCGTCCAATTCCTTTGGTTTCGGAATACTGTTTATTGCGTCGGCACGGCGTTTGGCGTCGTCCTCGGCTTTTTTCTTTTCGTCGTCGTCCGATTTTTTGGAATAACCGCGTTTTTTGGCTAATTCCTCAAATTCCTCGTCCGTCATTTCGTCGGATTTCTTTTTGGTTTCCTTTTTATCGGTGTCGCCCGAATCCGATTCGTCCTTTTCGTCGGAATCGTCGTCGTCGCCTTTGTCGTCCGATTTTTCGTCGTCCGAATCGCCACCGTCGTTTTCGTCGGTGTTTTCGGTTTCGGAATCGTCGGTGTCCTCGGCGTCATTGTCGCCACCGTCGCCGGCATTGGACGTATCTTTTTCGTCCGCGCCGTCATTTGTAGTGTCGTTGTCGTTGGTGTCATTGTCGGCGGATTCCGCACGTTCCAATGCGTCCAACGCAATTTCTGTCAAGTCGTTCATTGGCTGATTGCCTTTCCTTTATGTTAATAATGTAATTCCATTATAGCATAAATGGTTTGACAAGTCTATTGTATGGACATTAGCGCGCCCAAATCGCCGCCGGGTTGTGCCATTTGTTCAACCGGTGGGACTGCGCCTTGAACGTCCATTGGCATACCGCCGCCCATTTCCGGCATTGGTAAACCGCCTTGCGCCATAAGTTGGTCGCCCGTTGGCATTGGTGGTTGTCCGCCCATTGGTGGCATACCGCCCGCCATTGGTGGCATTTGTGGTTGTTGTGGGATTTCCGGAACGTCCGGTGTGACCGGAATATTCGGGTCAACCAATAAACCTTGCATTGACGCCTCTTGTAATTTGACGCGGGTTGACAATAATTGAACCTCTTGTTGAATATGTGCCAACATTTTTTCTTGTCGGTCACGTGGTGCGTATAGGAATTTGTCGGTTGTGATTTGCGCACGGTGTGCCAAAATATGTTCGGCGTCAACGTCGTCGTGTCCCTTGACGTCCTCGCCGTTCATAATGCAAGCAAAGTCAATATATGCCATACGGTTTTGGTTTTCTTGGCGTATGTCGTCGGACAACGAATCCGGCGACATTTTGAACTTGACCAATGTTTCATAACGTTGGTCGGCATTTTTCATACCCAAATCTTTGAACAAGTTATATGGGTCAATCAAACCGAATCGCGCCAATGTCATTGCGATATTTTCTTGGCGGTATTTATCTTGTTTCATTGTCGTTCCGTGTTCAACGGTCACATATGCAACGTCCGGGATTCGTTCACGGGACAATTCAACAGAAATGAATTTGCCGTCATTATCGCGACAAGCGAAATAATGTGGTTTGTCATACCATACTTTGAACATTTGAACGAGTAATTTGTAATAACGGTCAAGCCCGCGTTCCAACGCACGAATAATGGCGTCTTGACGTCCGGACGCTTGCGACGTGACGATTTGCGTTTCGCCCAATGTGGATTGTTGCGAATCCGTAGAACCGCGGAATTGTGCCGGCGTTCCCATAATTTCGTGGATTGCGTTTTTGACGTCTTGTTTGTCGTTCAATACGTAATTTGGCAATAAATGTGGTTCAATGCTACCAAATGCGCTATTTATTGGTTGTCCCTCGTCGGTTTGCAATAACAAAATTTGGTTAGGGTCACGGGTAATGTTTTCCGCCTCGTCCGACGTAATGGCATTGGATTTCAACACCAAAATTGCGTTTGCGGTGTCGGCGTTTTCAACGATTTGGCGACCACGTTTATTAAGAATATCTTGTAATGGGATTGCTTGTTCAAATGGCGACGTTTGGTCAATCACGTGCGACCCGTCGTTCATATAATTAAACAAAATGTATGGTTTTTGGGCGCGTGGCAAAAAGTTCGTGACTTGCACGCCGTCCTCGTCATACAAATAATTTGGGTTTTTGGATTTGCCCAACATAAGGTCGTCCATATACCACGCGACGCACTCGGTTTCGCCGTCCTCGTCAATTTGGGTAAACCAAACCTCTTTATAATTGTAAATGCTATTCATAAGTTTTGGCGTTTTGCGGACACGTTCGCATTTTGCCATAATTTCGTTTTCTTTTTCCGGGAACATATTTATAATTTGTTGCAATGTTGCCGAACACAATTCGCAAATAAACAATGGGTTGTCGCCTTGTTTACACGATTTGTCAAAAATGATTTTTTCCGGGTCAATCGCACGTGGCACGACGTCTTGGATTTCCTCGTCCCAATATAGTTTCAACACGCCAACGTATTTCATAAACATTGCGCGTTCAACGTGTTCAATTTTGGTTGCCAATTCGTGTTTTTGCGAGTGAACGTTTAATGCCCACTCCAAATCCTCCGCCATAACCTTTGATTGTGTGGTGTCATTTTCCGGCAATACCTCGGCGGACGGGTCTTGTGACGTTGTGTATGCGGTAATAGTTTCGGTTGCGACAAACAATTCATTATCAACAAACGGGACTTGGTAATTGTATAATTTATCTTTTTCAACTTGGCGTCCCAAATAATATTGTTTATTTTTCTTGCGACGTTCGGTCAAATTGTAGCCGGTTTTGTCGTCCCAAAATGCTTGTGATTCTTTTTCCCACCTTTTGAAATTGTTGATTAAATCGCGGTCTGGAACGTCAATGGACAATACGGGTAATTCGTCCACCAATCCGGTTTCGCGATTTTTGTTTTCGTTGTCGTCGTAATCGTTCATAATGATATTTCCTTTGTTGATTACAATTATAGCACAATCGGTATATTGTGTCTAATGCTTATCATTACAGGGGTCGGAATAAGAAAACGGGCGACTTAATCGCCGCCCGCATAAAACTTTGCGACAATGTCGCGTTGCCATTTGAGTATTGCTACCGTTGCCGGGCATTTGTCCGCCCATAATGAAATAAGCAAATCCAAACGTTTTTCCACGGAATCGTTTACAATGTCAATTTCGCCCAATTTTTCCAATCGGCAAATTTCATTGTATGCCATACGGCACTCCGCACCGTTCGGTGTCGGAACGTCGTGTATTTTGGCGTGTATTTCGCGGTGTAATGTCGCTTGGGGAATATATTTGCCCATATACGGGTGTTGCCTTAATAATTTCGCATACCCTTGTTGCCAATGACGCCCTTGAAACAACAAATGGTGGAAATCTTTACGGTTATAATCAACCCGGCGTTCACGTCTTTTGCGTTTGTATTTCCTTGACACATAAACCACCCCCTATTTCGTCACGGACACGTCATAATGCCCGTATTTGTCACATATGACCAATATTTGCGATATTTCCGTTGCCGTAATGTCGTTGCGGTGGACGTAAACCACCGTGTCCATATCGGTCACGTTCATTTTGAAACAACTTAAATCGTCATACAACGCGCGTGAATCAACGCCACGCGGAAATGTGATATAAATGCGCATAAAACGTCCCCCCTTTCCAAATGGTTATAATGTGCGCGGTTTACCGTTGTTTTTATTTTACTTTTGGAATAAGAATTTGTAAATACAATCACAACCACGGCATTTTTGTTCAACGACGTTCATACCCGACACCATTTCGCGTTGTGATTCCGGGTCGTAGCCGTCGCCAAATGATATGGATTTGACGTGGGCATTGACCTTGCACAACATACGGGAACAATTTATGCAACGGATTTCGCATAATTTTGGCAAATCGTCCTCATACAATAAAATCGTGATTGGTTTGTTTTCTTTCATATCAACATTATACCATAAATGTTTATGTTTTTCACGCACAAAAACCGCCCGGTAACTGCGAGGAAAACGGGCGGTGTTGAGAATTTGTATGTTTGTAATCCGTATTTTTATTTTCCAAGTATGTGCGGTCAAATGCACATTTTTGAGTTTTTTGTGAGGTAATTGTGTTTACCAGATAAGGTTCGTAATATGCGTTGGGTGGGATTAAACGCATATTACAATTTCAATATAACAAAACATAATCGGTTTGTCAATGCGTTCGCCAATCGCCACCGTGATTTCGGTTTGCTTTACGCACCATTTCGGCGGGGTCAAGCCCAATGTCGCCCATTGAATCGCCAGACATATACCCGGTTTTCGGTTTGCCGACCAATTCGGATTTGTGGACGAGTTCGCCCGGTTTGCGTTCCGCCAACCAACGTAAACCATACGACCAACCGTCATACGGGTTCGTTAAATCGTGGTCGGTGTCCACGTCAATTTCCTCTTTACGGGTTTCGTCATACACCAATTCCGGCAATACCGATATGAGTTGACGGCACGATTTGAATATCTTTGCGCACGGGTCGGCACGTAGGTATTTGTGAGTCACGTGTTGACGAATCGCACGTGAACCCGCCTCGCGCGACATTTGTTTCATTATTGGTTGTTTGTCCGCCGGCAATTTGTTCAATTCCGCAATAATATCGTCAATCGGCGACGATTTGCCGTTTTTCCTGTCCTCCATATCGGACGGGTAAACAAAATAATCTATACGTTGGTTGGACGTTTCCAAATATTCCCGGATTTCCGAACCCCACTCGGACGCCAATTTTTGATTCCCGACCATTTCTTTGTATGTGACCGGTCGCCCGTCAATCAACGCGGTAAAATATATCGCCGTATCGTCGGAATAACCCCAGTCCATTGAAATAATTTTGACGGCGTCATTGAATTGTTGGGTTGTCGTGCCAATGTCCGCAAAATTGTTGATTACGTGTTGGTTGCGGTCAAATTCGGTAAATACTTGCCCGGCGAATACCGACCAATCGCCGTGACGCCACGCGTTATATAATGCCTCGTCGGTGGTTTTCAAACCCTCCAACATTTTGACGTATTCCGGGTCGTTGTCGGTCAATATCGGGTTGTCGTCAATGGTTGCCGGTATGAAACAACGCCACGTTTGTTCCTCTTTGTCGTATATTTCGTTCCACACGGTCATACGTTTTTTGCCGTCGTCCGTTTCCCACGGGTATTGACGTTGCCACCATTGGACGCGGTCGGATTCCATTAAAACGTCGCCATTGTCCAATTCGGTGCGCGTGTATTCGTCTTGGTTTACGTCAATCGGTTCAACAAAACGACGTTTGACCCAACCCATACCCACGCCACCGGGGTTTGCGGTCAATATCATTTGTGGTTTCAATTCCTTGTATTTGGAACGGCACGACGACATAATTTGTTTGTATAATAATTCGCTTGGAATCTGCGTCAACTCCTCAATCGCGATACGGGAAAATTGTTGACCCTGATATTTGATAAATGACGTTTTGTCGTGTAAATGACCACCACGAATCATTGCGCCTTTCGCTTGTAATGCGTTCACGCCGAAACGCAACACCATTGGATTACGACGCACGACCACGGACGCATATTGGTATAATTCCTCGCAACGCACACAATAATCGGTCAAATCGTCCGCGTTTTTACGCAACACCAACCCTTGAAAATGTGGATTGCCGATTCGTTCCGCCATTACGACGATTGACCACTCCGTTTTACCAGGACCACGCGCGCCACCAAAAAGGATTTCACGATATTTCGTGGTAAACATTGTCAACCGGCACGCCAACGTTTGAGGACCCGGCAATGGTGTCCAATACCCCGCCGCTTTTGCCGCCGCAACTTGTTTTTTATCAACCGCCGCGTCCATTGTGTCCCCTTATGGAATAAATACGCCTTTGATAAATGCGTCTTTTTTGTCGGAATCGCCGAGGTCAATATTCGGTTGAACAGGTTTGCCAAATATACGTTCAAGGATTTGCGATAATGCGCCCATACCGTCCTTGCCGGACAATGCGCGCGCCGCAACTTGTAATACGAATCCGTAATCGCCCAATTCGTCGCCTTTTGCGTTCAATATAGCAATCGCGTCGTCTTTTGACGCACATAACATTGCCTCATACAACCGTGCGTATATTTTTTCTTGGGCGTCCGGTGGTATGGATTTGATTGTGTTTACCCATTTCGGCAAACGTCCGTTATGTTCCGGTTGATTCGTTGACGAAAATTTTTTTCCTTTTTTCAAATTTGCCAAACTATTTGCGCGTTTTTGGTTCGTCGTTTTCTCGTCGTTTTTTTTCATACCCACCCCCGTTTCATATTTTCACACAAAAAATGGTGCGGCAAGGTCGGATTCACACCGCCAATACCACGCGGAAACGTGGCGTGATTTATTTTCACTATTGCCGCATATACGGTCATTATAGCACGTTTCATATTATTTGTCGCCTTTCTTTGGGTATGGTTTTCGTAATGATTCCGCCATAACCCGCATTTGTTTTGTTAATGGGTAAATATATTTGCGTTTCCCTTTTGTTTTGAACACTTGCGCGTCCGGGTCAAGATACTTGCGCACCGCGTCAATCGTTTGCGGGCAATGAACCTTTTTGCCGTCAATCACGACCATTTGCGCATATACGGATTTCGGGTGGGTCTTTTTCCCGTGGATTATGAACGCACCCAACGCACCGGCGTTGTTCGTTCCCGTGTAAATCCAATTCGTCGCTTGGTAAATTGTGCCAATATGGTTTTGGTCACAATCCGCAAATGATATGACCAACTTGCACATTGGACAATCTTTTTTTAATAAACGTAATGCAATGCCCAATGCTTTTGACGTTGATTCTTGTTTGCCGTTCAATGCAACACGCACGAGTTCCAACACCTCGCCTTGCGATAATCCGTATGGGCGTGCCATATTCGGGGTCGCGCCCGTTCCAAACAATATCACGCCGCACCACTCGCCGGCGTCATTATACACGTTATAACCCAACGTATTGACCGGCACGGCTTTGGCATAATGAAATTTCAAACACGCATATTTTATCGCTTTGGCGTTTGCGCGCGTCAATTTCATAATGCGCCTCCGTGTGTGGTCATTGAACAATCGTATTTGTTAATGTCGGCACGCATTTCGTCCAAAAATCGGTTCGCCTCGTCCTCGGATTTGAACGATATTTTTATGTAAATGCCCTCGTCTTTACCGTCGGCGTCAAGGTCGGTTGGTTGTTCCAATTCGTCCGCCCATTTAATGTCAGCACCCCAATCGTCAAATGGTATGTCGTCCCACGCGTTTGCGATTTCGTCCAAATCCCAATCGCCGTTCGCGATATTGTCTTTGATAATAAATTCGCGCTTTTGTTTGTCGGTTAATCCAAACACTTGTTTTACGGTTATGGTGGATTCCCCGTTCGCCTTTGCCGCCCGGACGCGTTGGTGTCCGCCCAAAATGACGCCGTTTTCGTCAACGACGACCTCGCGGATTTCCAACATTTCCGGAAATTCCTTTAATGACTTTTTCAATTTGTCAAAGTCAGTTTTTGATATTTGACGCGGGTTGTGTTCCGTTTCGGTCAAGTCCGAAATACGGGCGTCATATATTTTCGTTTCAAGTTTTGCCACGGCTGCCTGCCTTTCGTGCTTATTTTGTTAATGTTTATGGCTTTATTATAGCACTTTTTGGCAATTTCACAAAAAGACAACCATTTCGGTTGCCTTTCCGCGCAATACGCAATTTTAAGTGATTCCGAATCCATTATACCACAAAAACCGGCGGTTGCCCGCCGGATTCCGTTTAATAACCCATTTCAACAATTTCAATTTTCGTTTTGTCGTATAGTCCCAAATCAAGGTTTTCAATAAATTCTTTTCGGGTCAATTTTTGTAAACCGATTCCGGTCGTGAATATCGTAATGGTTTTGAATTTCATATTATTTCCACTCCACCTTTTCCCAAGACATACCCGGTTTGGTTTGAATCCACAAATTGTATGATACGTTGTATTTGCGGCGTCCGAAATCCATACGGTCAATCATTTCAAAGAATTCACGTTTTGCGGATTTTTCGTCGGTTGATTGTAATTTGACGGCGACGATACGTCCTTTGAGTTCGTTTACGGTTTTGGTTGGGTAAACCCACATTTCAAAGTTTCCGGTGCGATTTTCGTTGTTGTTCATTGTTGTAATCCTTTCTTTTGTCATATTATTTGTCCCCCATTGCCATTTTAATTCCGGCGGTCAATGTTGATTCACCCCAAGTTGGGAAAAACGCCATTAAGAATTTGAACGATACCTCGCCATTTTTTTGTAATTCCTCATATGCGACGTGGGCGACGGATTCAATCCTTTCCGCGCGGGTCATTTTTGATTCAAGTTTGAATTGGTATGGGTTGTTCATTGTTGTAATCCTTTCTTGCGTTTTTGATTATACCCTTATCTTATCACACCCATAAGCCATTGTCAATAGGTTTTTCAAAGATTTTTTAATAATGTTTTCCACAACCAAAAATGCGCCCTCGCAGTAAATGGTGGCGCATTTTTAGACATATAAACTCTCAACGTTTTGTGTAAAGATTTTGGGTCGGCGTTGTTTTGACGATTACCGACCCAATAGGTCATATTGTCATACCCGCGGAACAACACCGCACGGACGCCGAATCATATACCGTGGAGGGGAATATATCTCGGTGGGGTATGTTTCCATATTATCATACCGATTATGCTTTGTCAACACCATTTTTCGTTATTTCGGCATTGTTTTCCACAATTTCGGGGTCAATATATTTATTTCCCTTGCGAAAATTACACGCTTTATGCGCTAATTGGCAATTTTCGTATGTAGTTGACCCGCCCATTGCACGCGGTATGATATGGTCAACAGTTAATTCGCTTTCCGATTCAATCGGTTTGCCGCACAATCCGCACACCATACCGTGTTCGGCAATCAACCGTTGGCGAATATATTGCAAATGCCGACGGTCTGCCATTGCGATTCCATATTGGACGCGTGAACCGGTGGTGTATTTCTTAAACATATCAAAATACCTCGTCGTCGTCAAATTGGATTCGTTGAGCGAATTGTTTGACGAACGCGATTGCCTCGTCCGCACCGAAACATATTTTGGTTGGGATTCCGGCGGCGTCATATATTTTCCCCCAATTCTTTTGTTCTTGTGACGTCGTTGAACCACCGCCGCGTTGCCGTTTCATTTCAATACGGATTTCTTGGTATGTGCCAATTTCGCCGTCCACGTCATATATCGGAATAAACAATTCATAATCCCATACACCACGTTTTTGACCCATACGTTGCAATTTGCGCCCACGAATCGCGGCGTCCTTTTTGGACGACCGGGATTCATTAGCGACGTGTGCATATTTCACGTCCGGCGCATATTTATTCAACCAATCAACGAAATTAAAACACTCCACGTCCTCAATCGGCACGGATTTGCCCGTATTTCGCGTTTTTTGGGCGGTTTTAGCCGTTTTTGGCTTGGACACGGGTGTTTTATCGTTTTTGCGCGTCAACACGGTTTTACGGGGCTTTACGCGCGTAATTTTACGTGTCATATTTCAAATCCCCCGTGATTTCCGCCATACGGCGGACATACCCACTTAATCGGTCATATTTGTTGGATTCCTCGTGTAATCTTATATGGTCGTCACGAATAAGTCGTTCAAGTTTGGCTATTTCCTCCGGGGTTTTCTTTTTGTCGGAAACAAACGTTCTTAATATCTTGACGCCACAATATGGACAATCAGTCCAAATAATTGTTTCAATTTGTTTCCCCATTATTCTACCCTTTCCATTTTGTCCAATGGGACGGCACGCATTTGGATTACTTTGCCTTGTTTGGTCGTCATTGGTTCAATATTTGATTCGCATATAACTTTGTTTGATACGTGATAAATCCCTTTGTATGCGCCGTATAGGATTTTGACGTCAACGCCCGTCCCACACGGTAAACGATATTTTGCCAATAATACGACACGGTCACGATACCGTGGTGCGCGAATTTCAATCATTTTTTACCACCTTTCTTTGCTTTTGCCGAACGTAATTCGGCGGCTTTTTTACTTGCCGCGATTGCGATTTCGCGTCGGCGTTCCGGATTCATTTTGGCGAATCCTTTTGCGACACGTGCGCGACCGCCTTTTTGTCCCGCCGCGCGTAATGCGGCGTGTCGTTCCGTGTTATTCATTGTCATACCCCGCACGGCGGATTTCATAATATTTATCAAAACCCGGCATAAATTTGCGCATTGTGTTGATTTCCGATTGCGTGAACCAATCACGACGTTTATTATTTTCGCCTATTTGTTCCAAACGTAATACGTGGTCTGTTTTAATGATAAGTTTGCCGGCGATAGGGTCTTTCAATAATACGTGGTAAACCGCGTTACCCGCACGCATTTGGCGTTGTTTCATTATAATTGTTTGGCGAACCTGGTGTTCAATAATCATTGCGGCTTTGTCTTTGCCGTATGCGTCAATAAGCCCTTTGACCGTGATTGGCGTATCTAGTGTTGGTTTAATTTCCATTTTAATTCCTTTCTTGCGTTAATTATTGTTGAACGGATTGTTTCCGGGGTCGTCCGAACCCGACCCAAATATTATGGCGAGTAGCAACCACCCCACAATGATTGCCAATATTCCAAACATTTTCCTCCTTTCTTGCATATGGTTTATGGTTATATTTTACCACCCATAAACCATATGTCAATACCCGATTTTTAATTTTCGTCGGCGTTTTCCACAACGTCGCCCTCAACAATGTTGTTTGCGTCGTCGGTTTCCTCGGACGAACCCAATGTTGCGCCGTCCACGTCAATATTACGCGGATTGTCCATATAATTGCCGTCGGCGTCCGCTTGGTCGGCGTCAATCGCCTTGCGCAATACGGAATCCACCGATAATGGTGCATAACGATTCAATAATAGTTTCAATACGGTTTTTGACGCCATTGCCGGGAAATCCGTTTTCCATAATGCGTCATTACGGTTAAATGATTTTGAATATTTTTTACCGTGTGCGTTTAATTCGTCAACGGTCATATACAACGATTTTTCAAAACCATTGGTCAATCGGAAAAATGCGATATAACCAACGACCGGTGCTTTTTCGCGTTCCGCGTCGTCGTCAATCCAATCAAACACGATTTCGCCGGACAAACGGTCACGCCCTTTGATTTCGCCCTCGCGCACGTCCGTCGTGTTGATTGTTTTGAACAATCCGGAACGTTGTGCGAGTTGGACAAAACCTTTCCAACCAATTTGTAATTGTGGTTGATTGCCATATGGGATTACCCACGCTTGCCCTAAATCTTTGTTGATTGGCAAATCCATTGACGCCGCCATTAAACACGTGTTGAAAATATCAACCGGATTACATTTATTGAAATTGGTGTTAGTGTTTACCAATGCTAATACCGACGAAATGAATTGTGGCGTGCGTTTGCCCAATGTTTCCTCAATCTTTTTCTTAAACGATTCGTTGTGCGCATAATCCGCAACGGTCAACGTCCGTTTTGCATTTGTTGTGGTTGTGATTTCATTTGCCATTTTTAATCCTTTCGTTTAATAACTTAAATCCCCTAATTCCACGATTTCCTCCAATAAGAAATTCGGTTTTTTGTCGCCAAATTCCTTAATGGCGGTCAAACACGCGTTCAATTTGTCAATGCCGTGGTTCACAAATTCTTGATTCACGCGCATATATTGAACACGATATGGTGGCACGGTTTCCGCGACGCAAAATACGTAATCCACGAAATCCATATCGGATTGTAGATTGCGACCTTGTGTTGCCGCCGCAATAACCGAATACGTTGCGCATTGTAAATCGTAATGGTTGCGGAACACGCGATATTTGAACGCGTCAAATTGTGCGGTTGTTTTCAAATCCAATACGGTAATGTGGTCGCGACCTTTTCCAATTTTCAAAGCGTCGGCTTTACCACGCACCGGGATTCCCGCCAACACCGCGTCCATTTCAACCTCGTGTTGGATTCCCTTGCCAAATATGTATTCTTTTGAATACGGGTGGTTTTTAATGTTCTCGGCGATTTCGCCAATCATTGCCTCCTCCGCCTCGGTCAATATAATTTTTCCTTTCGCAATTTGTTCTTTTTTCCAATCTTGCGATTCCTTTGTGCGGTAGTTGTCATATGGCGATACTACGTATTGTTCGTCGCCGCCGAGTATGAATTGGTGGACAAGCGACCCAATGTCAATCGCTTTTGAATCCGGTGCGGGCAATAATCCATTTTTCTTTGCCACCGCATAATCTATACCGGAATCCAAAATGACTTTCATTTGGGAATATGACCACTCCGGGCGATTGTGGTATTCCGCCCGTTTTTGTTTGGTTTGTTCCGTTAATGTTGGCATTATTTTCCTTTCTTGCGTTTATTGTTATTATGCTTTAATTCTACCATACACCCATAAGCCGTGTCAAGCCCTAAAATCAACAATTTTATCAAAATCCACAAAATGGCGGCAATCGGTAATACGACCGCCGCCACCTGCGCCACACACCCCAAGTATGTGACAAAATCGTCCCACGTGTATATTTCCAACGCGGGCAACATTTATTTAATCCCCGCGCCCGATAATTCCATTTTGCGGTCGGACAAATCGTGGACGTCATTACGCAATTCAAATATGCGGACGTGGGTTGCCCGTGCGGATTCGTAAAGTTCCTTGTATTCCGCACACGCCTCGCGTTCGGTCATTGAACCGTCAATGAAAAAGTTATACGCAATGTCTTTCATACGATTGTATCGCACACAATTTTGAGCCAACAATTCGTTGATTTCTTTATTTTTCTTGTCTTGTAATTGGTTCAATTCGTTGTATGTCATTTCATACCAATTATTACGTTTTGCCATTTTAATAATCCTCCTCGTTTAATTTGGTTTCGTATTCGTCAACAGTTTCGTCCGCAATGTCGCACAAGTCCTCAAATTCGTCGCGTTGTGCCAATAACCATTGCGCGTCCTCAACGTTGTTTCTAATGTCATAACCGGCGGCGGTTAAAACCTCGTCCAATGATACCGACATTTTAATATTGTCCTTTCCTTGCCTCGCGGATTTCGTCCGCATATTCCATTGCGTCACGGTCGCGGTCGCAAATTTCGTTGTCCGCGTCGTCCGCAATTTTGTCCATAATGTTTTTGGCAATTTGTTCGTATTGTTCGTATTCCATTGCGTCGTTGTCGTTTTCCGCCATTGTTTCGGCGATAAATTCAACCATTGTCCCGTCGTATAGGTCGTCGGTTTTCAACGCCTCATTTTCAATTTCGTAATGGTAGTCAACCACCATATTGACGGCGTCCAAATCGGCAATGATTTGTTCTGTGGTCATATTTTTATATTTGGATTGTGACATTGTATTGTCCTTTCTTGCGTTTAATTGTTTTATGATTCAATCTTACCATACCCATAAGCCATTTGTCAAGCCTAATTTTACCCCCGTTAAATAAAAAATAAGCGGATTATTTCGCTTATTTTAATTCGTCAATTACTTGTCGGACTTTTTGTGCCGTTTCCCCGTCAATACGGACACAATAATTTTCCGGAAATTCGCGTGTTGACGCGTCAATCCTTTTTGGGTTGTTTTTACTTGGTTTGAATTGGTCATACCACGAATAATATTCGTTTACCTGGCGCGTGATTTTACCGTTGCCGCCGTTATTGTGGTAAATGGTATATTCGTCCTCAATGTCGGTTCGGTTTTCCGGCATTTTGCCCAATACCTCGGCGCGGATTATGTCTTGTGTAATCATATTTTGGATTGACGATTTTGCGTCCGCACGTGCGTCGCGTTGTTCTTGGGATTTTTTGTCATTAGCGCGTTGGCGATTCAAATAAATGGTGGACAATGCGGTCGCCGTTGTTGGGATTATTGCGATAAGCGCCAAAACAATATCTTTCATATTTTTAATTGTAGCATAATCTGTAAAAAATGCTAGTGCATATAGTTTTCCACGACTTTTCCACAAAAAACATAAACATTTCCACTACTTTTCCACAAGAATTTTACTGGGGTGGTATTGGGGTCGGATTCCGAGTTTTCCACAACCCCTACTATTACTAGTATTAGTTAAGTAGTTTAATCTGATTAAAAATACCAGACATTTTTTATTTGTCAACAACATTTTTACGCACCCCCGTTATTGTTCAAATGACGCAATATAACGCGTTTTGACGGGCGTTTGTGTGCCGTGCGGGTATTTTATCGTTTTTGGAATCAAACCCACGTAAAACGTTGAATACGTGCGGATTCCGGGCATTTTCAACGCAACTTGGTTGTGGTATAATCAAAGTGTCCGCCGATTTTAATTCCTTTCTTGCGTTCTTGGTGTTGGAGTCGGCGGATTTCCTTTTCCTTGTCGTCTAATGGTAGGACACGTGCTTTTGGCGCACGCAATCGGGGTTCAAGTCCCTGCGAGGAAACCAAAACGTATTTGAACAACATTTTTGAACAACCCACCGACGACATTTGTTCGCCGGTTTTTTGGTATTGTCTTTTGAAAATGGTTGTGCTATAATCGGAATTACAAATATAAGAACCAAGAAAGGAGTTTACAATGTTCAAAATTGACGCAAACGATTTGGTGTTGGTCAATGGGTATGTTGCCGTGATTCCGGGACGCCCAAATGCCAATATCGTTCGCACCGAAAAGAAATACGACCGTCACGCGGTCGGCAAGGTAATTTCCGCGGTAACGCAAGATTTGTCCGGCGGTATGGTCGCATTGCATTTGCCTGGCGACATTGTTTTTTATGACGATTCAAATGCCGTTGAAACGGAAATGACCGTTGACGGTAAAGACGAAAACGTTGAAATTATTAAAATAACCGACATTGTTGCATACCAAAAGAAAGGGGACAAATAATGGGGAAATCAACATATAACCGTATGATTATGACCGGCGAGGATTTGCGCGACGGCATTGACCGCGGTATGAGTGTCATTTATGACGTGGCACGCACCGCATATGGCGTCCGTTCCGGCAACGTAATGATTGAAAACCGCGCCGACGCACCTACAATTTCGCACGACGGCGTCACGAATATTGACGTGTTGGAACGTTCCGACCCGATTGAGGATATGACCGTGAACGTCGTAAAACAAGCGTCACAACGCACGAACAAAACCGCCGGCGACGGCACAACGTTGTCCGCCATTTTGTCGTATCATTTGTATAGACAAGCCAAATTGTTGATTGACAATGGTAAAACGCCAATGGACGCGGCAAATCAAATCAAAAGCGTTGTCCCGACCATTTTATCGGCGATTGACAAACGCACAAAACGCAATTTGTCCGACAAATCGTTGCGCGGCGTATGTGTTGTATCTGCCGGCGACGAATCGTTGGGCGATATGATTTATGACGTCGTAAAAACCGTTGGCGAATATGGCGGCGTAAACGTTTCATATTCCGGCACGTCGTATATTTCAACCGACATTGTAAACGGTATGTATATTGACGTCGGTGCGTCCGCAACAACGTTCTTTAATGACCAAACCGACAAAAAATCCGTATTGGAAAACGTCCCGGTTGTTATTTTGGGTCACACCATTACACGCCAAGACGAATTGACACCAATTATTGAGAAAATCCACGCGGCGGCGCACGATAGGGTTGTAATCTTTGGCAACATTATGAACGACGCATTGACGTTCCTTGCCAAATTCCCGAAACACGTTTTGGACGTAATGGTCGTTGCGCCGAAATCCGCCGCATTTGATAATGTGTTGGAGGACGTCGCACTATACACGGACGGCAAGGTATTCCGTGGCGAAACCGTTGATTGGTCATTGGACGATATGGGCGGCGCAAAATCCGTTTCCGTCACAATGCGCGAAACCACAATCGTTGGTGGTCACGGCGAATCGTCCGACGAACTTAAAAAGACCGTTGCCGAATTACAAAAACAACGCGAAAAAACCGACCCGGATTCACGCTTGGCGATTGAAACCCGCATTGCACGTTTGACCGCAAAAGTGGCAAACATTTATGTTGGCGGTGCGTCCGAGGTTGAGAAAAAAGAGGTCAAATTGCGTATTGACGACGCCATTTGTGCCGCAAAATCCGCATTAGCGGGCGGCGTTGTTCCTGGCGGCGGCGTATGTTTGCGTGATATTGGCGAGGAATTGAACCTTGCATATTTGATTCAACCATACCGCGATTTGTTGCGTAATGCCGGCGTTGACGACGACGAAATCAACAAAAAACGCGCAATCGGCGACGGGTTTGATTTGAAAACCCTTAAAATCCGTAATATGGTTCGGGCAAACATTATTGACCCGGCAATCGTTATTCGCGAGGCGGTAATCAACTCGCACTCGGTCGTGGCGAAACTGATTACAACTAATATGGCACTAACATTTGAGGACAGAAAATGGGAATTTTAATACTTGTAATGGGAATCGCAATATTGGTCGTATTGGCGGCAATGTTCCTATATTTGACCCGCATTGAAAAACTAATAATTGACTTTGGCGCGTCATACAAGGACGATATGGCAAAGTTGTCAATCGCGGTGCAACAACAATTCAAAGATTTGGAATCGCGCGCCAACCCACCGGCACACGTTTCCGACCCGTTCAAAGGGCAAAAAGAAATCTACCAAACCAAAAAACATATCGTCGTTCCAAAAACCCCAACCGAAATCCGAAACGAAAATTTTGAGGAAATCAAGAAAGGTGCGGAATATGGGTTTGTTGATTGACGGTAAATATTATGCGGACAAAAGCGCGGCGGACGTAAAACGCCGCGCACCCGCAATCGCGAACCAAAATGACGTTTACCGACGCACACAAGAATACCAAAAATTTGACCGCGAGTTAATCCAACCATATACCGCGGACGGTAAACCGAATCCGGAATTTATTAAACATTACCCGGAGGAATCAAAAGATTACGGGTTCATAAAGGAACGACAATGACGTTCAAATTGTATTTTACCGTAAAGGGCAAACAATACGTCAAAACATATAAAACAATGACGGACGCCGAAAACGCCAAACGATACGTGGCAAAACGCGGCGCAACCGACATTGAATTACGCGTATGCGTGGAAAGGAAAAACAATGAAAACATTTAGATTACAACCACACGAAATCGGTTATTTGAAACTTTTGTATAGCACGTTTGCCGGTATGGATTATGCCACCGCAAATGCCACCGTCCAAATGAAAGGTCGCAAGGACGAGCAAATAATGAAAACAATTCGCGAGGTTCAAATCCAATCATTAAACGGTTTGGCGTCCGAATACATACGTGCGGCGTTGATTATGAAAAAGGTATTGAACACCAACGAAAAAGTGTTTTGTGTATTTGACCCAACCGACGCGAACCAAAACGGCGAGTGTATTGTAATGACAATGGACGAATACGCCGAACGTCAACAAAATGCACAAAAAAATTGACATACGAAATAATATGTCAACAAAAACCCCGCCATTACGACGGGGATTTTTGTTATTCTTGAACCTCTGCGCCTTGTGCGGCGAGGACGTCTTTTGAGGTGTCGCCCGCCTCCATAAGAACGGCAATGTGTTCGTAATTGGTTGTGCTTGCCATATTGGTTTTCCTTTCCTTATTTTGTTATTGTGCGGTGGTCGGGGATTTTACACCCCGACCGTTGTGTGTTTCGGATTAAGCACCGGTAATGCCGGTAATCTTACCTTGACGACGTGGCGCACGGCAAATAAGGTTGCCCATAACGATAAGCGCACCGATTTCGCCGAATTGGTTGATTGGGGACATAAAGTCTTTAAGTTGTAGGAAACTTGGTTGCTTAATGTCTGCGTCAACACCCTCGGTTTTGTCCGGGTTGGAATCAACGGAACGGAGGTCGCTTGATAGTAAGCGGTAGAACTCAATATAACGTTCGTTTAGCCAAATGAACAAACCGGCAGGGCATTTGTCGTCGGCGACGATTGGACGACCGCGGAACGAAAGCGATACAAAACCGGTAAGACCGTGTAATTCGCTTTCTGGAACAGAAACGCCCATTGGGGTTTTGCCCGATACGCGGTTATAACCCTTGACGGCGACCGTGTCATATTTGGCTTGAACGGTTGGGGTCAAAAGTGATTCGTAAAGGTCAAATACCTCCGGGGTGGTCAATGCCATTGTTGGTGCCTCTTGTGCGCTACCGGCGGCAGAAACGGCGGTCATTTCACTTGCAATAAGACCAAGAGAAATTTTTCCGTCTGCGGTTGGTGTAATGTCGGCTTTTGTGCCAGGAACGTCGCTACGGCTTAAACCACCGTAAGTTGCGGACACCGTGCCGTCGTCAACGATAAGACCAAGACCCTCAATGTCCTTGCCAACGCCGTTGCCATAAAGCAAATCGCCGATTGCTTGGGTAAGGGAAATCTTTGCCTCGTCAAGACGGTCGGTCACAAGTGAAATTACTTGTTTGTCGGAATTGCCGTTGACGGCTTTTTCAATACCAGGAACGACAACACTTTGTTCGTATGCCTTGACATACCAAGTGAGGGAACGGGTATTGTTGGTGGTGCTTGTATCAAATGTATCAAGACCGTCAAACGAACCGCCGGTGGTTGAATTGGCGATACGAATAGGTTGCTTGATATTGACACCGCGCCAATTTTTTACGTTGCTCATTACGCGAGCCGTAAAGATATTGGAGTTGTTGACGAAATCTACAATGGTTGGTAGGATTTCATTGTAGGTAATCGCGGTCACTCTTTCGCTAAATTGTGCCATATCTTTTTCCTTTCTTTTTGATATTAAAAAGCCCACCCGCTGCGGGCGTGCCTATACCTTAATATTAGCACAAACGGAACGTATGTCAATACATTTTTTGGTAAAAATCGTAATGTCGTAAAATATTTTTATGCCGTTCGTTTATACATATAACAAGTGATATATGGTTGCAAATTATTGTGCGCACCACTACCGCCTTTATTTGCAGTAGGGGTAGTTGTGCCAAGATTATCAGACAAGCCCCATCTTTGGTTGCCTGCAGCAGTATTTACCTGCAGACCAACACCGTGGTTATGTGCTGGTATTTCAGTTACGGTAAGAGTATGAGTTTTTTCACCACCAGTCTTTTCTACCGTATTAAACTCTGTCTGGCTCGTATCAACACCAACCGGCACACGTCCCGCACCCCATTTTACCCACGTGCCGCCAAATGCCGTTTGGACTTGTGCGACCGTTGACATTGTCGCGGACATATAGATTGACCCTACCGGGTAAAGGTAATTTATGACGTCAACAACCGGAATAATTGTGTCCCCGGCGCGATTTTTTAATAATTTTCTAAATGTTGCCATACCTTAATCCCCTATGTAAATAATATTTAATTGTGTCCCCAAAAAACCTGCGTCAATCCCGGAATTCTGTTGGAACGATTTGTCAAGGTTGTATATTCCTATTCTGTCGCCTTGTGACAAATCACATATTGTCGCTGGAATCATAATTGAACAATAAATGTCTGTTGACGGGCGGTTAAGTGCTGAACCAAAAATTTTACCGCCGGTTGTCCTCAACTGGACAAAACCGCTTATTGTGCCGTTTGAATTTCCGGAAACCCAACCTGAAACCAAATATTTGCCGGTTTTTGGAATCGTCACAACCCCGTCGCCGATAGAAAAACCACCAATGTTATATTTGAATTGGTCTAATGCGAAATACGATTTATTACCAATAGTGACTTTTGTTTCAGAATAAACTTTACATTTTGGGAACGTTGACCAGTTTATTTCGTTTGGTTCAATCCACGGTTCGGGATTTTCAATCGGTTGGGTTGGGTCGTCGGAATAAACGACGTCGTCAAGATTCAACCCGACGTCCGGGTATATGGTATTTCCGTCTTTGTCTTTGAGTTGTTTTTTGATTGCCATATGTGTTCCTTTCCGTTATGCCGTCCTTTTATACATATAACAAGTAATATATGGTTGTAAATTGTTGTGGGCTCCGTTATTACCAAAACGAATACCAACATCAGCATAAGAATAAGCACCAGACGCACCAGAAATGGCTTGGTATTTGCCGTTGATACGAGTTCCAATTGAATTTGAACCTTTAAGGTTATAAACGTTTGTTCCGTGCTCAGTCCCGTGGAATTGCCAATAAGCATCAATCTTTGGGAGCTCATTATTGACAAGCGTGTGGGTCTTTTCGCCGCCTGTTTCCTCAACCGTGTCAAATTCTGTTTGCGACGCGTCAACGCCGACCGGAACACGTCCCTCACCCCACGCGACCCACGTGCCGCCCAACGCATTTCCTACCGCGGCGGCGGTTGATAATGTTGCCGACATAAAAATTGAACCGACCGGGTATATTTTGTCAATCATTTGTGACCAAATAATGTCCGCAACGCCAATCCACGGTGTTTCTGTTTCGGTAGTCCCCGTTCCGCCCAACAACACGGCGTCGTCGGTGTAAACGCCAACCGTCACGATTGAACCCGCCTCAAACGCTTTCGCGGTCGTATCGCGTTGACCACGAACGCAAGTCAATGCGGCGTTCCCGACTTGGTCGTTTCCAACCGCCGTGACTTGTAAAATTTCGGAATCAAGACGGTTTGCGATACCAACCGCCGGGGATTTCGGCATAATCGTAATGTAAAATGGCGGTGTCGGGAAAAACGCCAAAATGCCCGGTCTGCCGATACTTTGGGCAATAGTGACCAAAACATTTGTCGTTGACGTCGTAATGGATTCCGCTAAAACTCCGGAAACAAGGTCTTTTACCGCCATAACGACCCCCCTTAATTTTCGTTATATTGAACGGTTAATGTAGCCGTGCCGGAATCGCCCGCGGCGGCGGAACTTGTAGTTTGAACTTGCGTGACAATATATTGTGTATAACCCTCGGCGGTAATTGACGCAGACGGATTTGCACCATAAGGACCCGTGGTTGACAAAAGAACCGCCATACCGCTACCGATTGCGGTTGTTGACGTAATATCGGTTGAACTTGCCAATGCGCTTGTTGCCGGGGTCGCGTATGTTGACGTGATTTTACCTTTCAATGAAAGACCCGTGCCAAGTGTTCCGGCGGTGTGTGCGAATTTCGCGTCCGAAATTTCGTTGAACGTTCCGGAAAACTTTACGTAATTATATTTATGATAAGAATTTGACCCCGCGGCTACCGGTGCGGCGGCGCGAGTTGTTGTTGCGGAATCAACCGATTTCCAATCACAAGTCGTGACAACGGTTGCCGTTCCGTGTGCAGGACTACCGGTTGCCGACCCGTTGTCCTCATACCAAGTTGTTGTGGCTGCCATATTATTTTTCCTTTCGCGAAAAGTTATTATACACCAATTATAGCACAAATTTCAAATCACGCAAAATAAACCCCGCACATTTGGCGGGGTTTGTCAATGATAAATTACAAATACGTTTTATACCGACCGGACGAATACACCGACCACGCGCGATACCCTTGTGATTTCCAAATATCGTGCGCACATTGCCAATAATTATCTTTATTTTCGCAACGTTCGCGTCCCGGTAGGATTCGGACTTGTAATGCGCCAATGGAATACCCATATGTGCGCCCGTTCTGTTGGTATGTCAACGTTTTGTCACCGACCGCGTCCATATTACAATGCGATTCGGCTTGTGATATTGCCACCATAACGTTTACGTCCCAATCTTTCCATTGTGCGACACGGGCGCGCACCAAGTCGCACCCGGTCAATGGTTTGGGGTCGGTCGCCGGGGGTGTATTCCCCTCGGGCGTTTTTACGGTCGCCGACCCGGTTATTTTCCCTCAACGTCGGTCGTTGGGGTGTTTTGGTTGGAATCAACGCGAACCTCAACCACGTTTTGTGGGGTTGAAATTTTGTTAAAATTCAAACCGACAAACATACCACCGGCAAATGCCATAATAGCGGCAATGATACCGAGAATAATTGCGGTTTTGTGAACGTCCTTAATTTTTGTGCGAATAATGTATTCAGTCAATTCCGGTGATTTTTCAATCGCCGTAAGTTCGTCCATTTTTGCGTTGGTTTTTGCACCATTAAATTTGTTATTGTTTGCCATAATTCATATTTCCTTTCTTGCGTTAATTTTTATGGTAATTTCATTGTATCACACCCATAAGCAAAAGTCAAGCCATTTCCACAAAATTAGGGGCAGATTTTTCAATCTACCCCAGTTATATCAAATCGGATTACCCCTTGATTTGTCCCATAAATCGGCAAAATTATATGAATCGGTTTTATTATCAAACACCCTAAACAATGGTTGTCGTCCCGTTTCATAAAACGCCCGCATACGGTGCAAACCGTCGTCAATCGCATATTGACCGTTATCTGCGGCACGAACCGCAATCGGTGTGATTTCCCCGCCGGATTCAATTATATTTTTGAAAGCGGCTACTTTTGCCAAATCCTCCGGCGTTTCGTATGGCGCGCGAAATTGTTGATTTGTAAACATATTAAAATAATCGTCGTCCACACGCGGGTAAATTTGGTCTGCGGCATTTCCAGCTAATAGTTTTTTAAGCATTGACTGCGTTTCTGGCATAATTTCAACGTCTTTGCCGTTGAACATTAAAACGCTTTGTCCGCGTGGCACAACGTTCCCTAAATCGTCAAAATAACCTCCCTCGTTTGCGATAATGCTGTCGTAATCATACCCATTGTCAATTAAAAAGTCTTTCAACCCCTCAACCTCTGTCCAATCTATGTCTTTAATATTGTCATAAAAAGATTGCGGTTGGTATGGGTTAATTCCGGTCGCGTTTCCCCCCTTGATATAATCGTCAATATATATTTTGCGCGCCGCGTTGTCGGAAATATCAAATGGCATTTTATTATGCAATTTGACTTGATATGTCATTGGATTATCGGCTTTCTTGCCAAAGGAAATATCGCTTGCGAGGGGGTTTTGGTATGTGTCGGCATATGCTTTATTTTTCGTAAAATACGAACCGTCGTTGAATTGTTGGAATCCTCCATTTGGAGTTCCGTGGTAAAAAATATCGTCCGCATTATTTGCAACGGTGCGCGCTAAATCGTCAGATTGCGCCGCCGCGATTCTCAACGCGTCGTCCGCGTGATTTGCGGCATTGCGCACAATGTCGTCGCTATAATTTGCCAATAACCCGCTTAAAATACCCATTATACAATCCTCGTTTTATTTTGGTCACTATTCAATAAACCGCCAAGAATCGCGCCACCACCTAACAAACCGCCCAAACCTAGCATATATGGGGTAGTGAATCGGTTTTTGCCTTTGGTCAACCCTTTCAATGTGGCTTGTAATGTTTCGTCCATATTTGCCGGGTCATAATTACCAACAATCGGAACGCCGGCGTCTTTCAATGCTTGTAAAATCGTGTCGTCCGCATAATCGTTTGGTAAAATTGCACCAGTAAATTCGTTCAACCCGACCGGTCGGCGGACTTTTGCCTCAAAATAATCTGTTGGCAAATCCGCAATTTGGCGGCGAATATCGCCCAATAGTTCGCGACCTTGTGGGGTTCGCAATCCGTAAAAATCGTCCGGTTGGAATTTTCCCTTTAATGCGTCTTGGATTTCACTTGTAATATTGTCAATCGTAATAAATGCGTTGTCGCCCATTTTGCCGGTTTCGTCGGCATAATCGCCAACACGTTTTGCCAAATATTCGCCGAAATCGTCAAATGCTTTGCGGTTGGATTCTTTCGCGCCTAATTGACCGGCGGCGTCCAAAATGTCGGACAATTTATTAAACCGTTCGGCTTGGGTTGACGCGACCGAACCCGGTGTTGCCCAATTTGATTCAACGGCTTTTGTCCCTTGTTTGTTCTTCAAATCGGAAACATTTGC